AAACCCAGCCATGGGCCTCAGAAATGGCCTTGGTGGCGTTTGGTTTCCTTCAGTCTGGTACCAATCACTGTCTATAGCCCGTCATATGGTTTGCGTCTGTGGATTTATACCCGCTGGGGCGCTGGCTACGTTGGCATTTATATAGACAGGCGCGCAAAACGATGAGCCGCTTAACCGCAATTATCAGCGCAGTGGTTATCCTGCTGCTTTGCTGTGTTTTCTCATGGCGCTCCGGATGGAGCTCTCACGCTGTCCATATCAACGCTCAGGCAGCGAAGAAAAAAGAGAAAGCCGAAAAGGTTATCCAGCCAGTTGAGCAAAAGGCCGCTGCCGCTACAGAAGAGGGCAAGGTCATCTACCGAACCATAACCCGCGACGTGGTGAAATATGTCCAGTCTCCGAATCGTACTGTGTGCCGGTTTGACGATGACGCTGTGCAGCTGCGCCAACGTGCCATCGACGCTGCCAACGCCATCCCCGGATTTGATGAACCCTCCGTGCAAAGCAAGTGACGCAGGAAGAGACAGCGACGAAGACCTGCAGTCGGATGTCGAAACGGCTCAATGCCTGCGCCAACTGCGGTTAGATAAATACCGCTGGCAGGCCTACTACCGGGCAATCAGCCAGTAGCAGGACTACATCCGCACGCAGTGCCTGAAATAGCAAAGTGAGTTAAAATCATCAGTGGCTAGGGTAGCTCCCGAAAAGCGGCATCGTCACCGCCTGCCACTGATAACCTGACGAGCAACTACGACGAGGTTGTGTATGTTACCCATAAATTCTTACCACGATGTTTTCGTGGAAATAGAAGGCGAGAAGGTCCAATTTTCAAACCTCCCATTTAATATGATTTTGCAGCTCACCAGGACAAGCGGCTGGGAGTTATGGCGCACTAACGATGGTCGTGATGGCGCTGTGGTGACCGGCGAGTTTCACGCAGAGACCCAGGAATCCGAGCGTTTGCCATTCCGCATGTGGTTTGGTGACGAGTTGGTTTTTGATAATACAAAAAAATAACAAACGTAACTAATTACATAACAAGGTCGCTACGGCGGCCTTTTTTATTGGCATTACAGAATTCATTCTCAGAATGGCTTCGATAATGTTTATTAAATGCTACTGAAGCAAGTCTGAAGATTCATTTTTAGAATTATATATAAGTTTAACCAGGCGTCGGTCTCCGTTTTCTCGGGATTGTATCAACGTCACCCAGAGGAATGTTCTGTATGGCTGATTTTGAAGACCGCAGACCATACCCTCCCGCCAACTTCACTGGCGAAAACTGGCTGCCGTATACCCGGATAATCCCGGCCTCTGAAATCAGCGAGTGGGTTAACCAGCACATCCTCTCTGAAGAAGGCCGAATCCATAACCCCGACCACATCCACTTGCTCGATGCTGACGTCGCGTTTATGTGGGCTTCCGGCACATTCGAGAAGAAGGGGCGTTATGTCCTCGGTCAATGCGAGCAGGTAATGCTCCGTGCCGGTGGCTGGCAGAAGGCCAGAATGGAGCAGCAGATGCATGAATGGTTCGGTCGTATACCGAAGTTCATCATCACTCTGGCTGCCGACTACTGCGAGCAATGCAGTGACCTCGAATTCTGCGCGCTGCTTGAACATGAGCTATATCACATAGCCCAGGCTACCGATGACTATGGTGCGCAGAAGTTCAACAAAGAGACCGGGATGCCGGTGCTGAAGCTTCGCGGGCACGACGTCGAGGAATTCGTTGGAGTGGTTCGGCGTTACGGCGCGAGCAAAGACGTACAGGAAATGGTGGATGCGGCGAACAGGCCGGCGGAGGTTGCTCATATCGATGTTGCCAGGGCATGCGGGACTTGCATGCTGAAGCTGGCGTGATTTTATACTGCTTTATACGGATGGTGATTTATGGCTGCACTAAAACCAGAAGTGAGAGCCTTTATCATTCAAGAGCTTGCATGCTTTGATACGCCATCCCAAATCGTCGAGTCCGTACAAAAAGAATTTAAGGTTCAGGTTACGCGCCAGCAGGTAGCATCGCATGACCCAACAAAGGCCGCAGGTAAAGGGCTCGCTAAGAAGTGGGTCGACCTTTTCAACGATCTTCGCGACCGCTTCCTCAATGAAATCTCCGACATCCCGATCGCCAATAAAGCATACCGTCTGCGCGTCCTGCAGCGAATGTCGACGACTGCCGAGAACATGAAGAACATTGGCATGACCGCGCAACTTCTGGAGCAGGCGGCGAAAGAGGTCGGCGAAGCATATACCAACAGGCAGAAAGTGGAGCACACCGGCGCTAATGGTGGCCCGATCGAATCGACCACCCTGACGAAGGATGAATACAAGAAAGCTCGACAGGAGATGCTGGAGGATGACGACTGTTGAGCAGCGGAACTTTGCCCGCAAGATAGAGTGTGAAGAGGACGGGCTTTACTACTCCCGCTATTTCTTCAAGCAGCGCACCGGCGGCAAGATGATCATCGCGCCGCACCACCTGGCGATACAGCGCGCGCTCGACCGAGTTATCAATGGCGAGATTACGCGGCTGGTTATCAACGTGCCGCCTGGCTACACCAAGACGGAACTGGCGACCATCAACATGATGGGCCGGGGGTTAGCGCTGAATAAGCGCGCCCGTTTCATGCACCTGTCCTACTCGCACAATCTGGCACTTCTGAACTCGTCAACCGCTCGCGGCATGATCAAGTCAAAGCTCTATCAGGCAATGTGGCCGATGGAGTTGCGCGACGATGCCGACAGCAAGGCGATGTGGTGGAACGAGCACGGCGGAGGAGTCTACGCTTCGTCAGCTGCAGGGCAGGTTACAGGTTTTCGTGCCGGGCATATGGAACCAGGCTGGCAGGGCGCGTTAATCATTGATGACCCCGTTAAACCTGACGATGCTTATTCAGATATCGTTCGTAACGGAGTCAACAACCGCTTTAACGAGACAATCAAATCACGACTGGCGATCGAGACGACGCCGATGATTGTCATCATGCAACGAATCCACTACCACGACCTGAGCGGCTATCTGTTGCGCGGCGGGAGTGGTGAGAAATGGCATCACCTGAATCTGCCGGTGATTATCGACAATAGTCAGCCATACGCTGCGCAGTACCCTGAAAACTCCCACGCTATACCGATTGACCATGGCTTACCTGACGGCTGGCTGTGGCCGTTTAAGCACAATGAATCGCATCGTGTATCGCTGTTCTCGCACCGGCGCACCGCAGAAGCCCAGTACATGCAGAAGCCTCGCAGGTTTAATGCTGAGGGCGCTCTCTGGACAGAGGTGATGATCAGCGCGGCACGCGAGCTGCAAATTCATCACGATAAGGTTCGCACTGTCGTGGCTATTGACCCGCAGGCAACAAACAGCGACGAAAGCGATGAAACAGGGATTGTCGCTGCCAGCTCATATGGCGCCGGTGACAAAAAGCAGTTCTCCGTGGATGGCGATTACAGCGGAAAATATTCACCTGCTGGATGGGCCAAGAAAGCCATATCGGCCTATGAGCAACACGAAGCTGACGCGATAGTCATTGAGACGAACCAGGGCGGGGACATGGCGGAGGAGACACTCCGCAACGCCGGGTTCAAAGGCCGCATCATTCGTGTCCATGCCAGCAAAGGGAAGTATGCGCGAGCTGAGCCGATATCCGCGTTATACGAGCAGGGCCGAGTGGCAAATCACGGCAATCTCTACGTGTTGGAGAACCAGTTGATGGAATACATCCCTGCCACCGCGAAGAAATCACCTGACCGCCTCGATGCGATGGTTTACGCACTGACTGAACTGAATGGATCGCAACCTGTGGGGATGATGATTCCTAAACGCCTTCGCTAACCAAACGGACAAACCATGACTGACAAATTAACTCTCGCCGTCAACCATGCGTTGAACGATGCGCGGATGGCGCGCGCCCGTATGGGTTTGCTGAATCCCACTATGGGCCTGGATAATAAGCGCGGCTCTGCGTGGTGCGAATACGGCTTCCCTGAGCAGATCACTTACGACAACCTGTACTCGCTATATCGCCGCGGTGGCATCGCTCACGGTGCGGTAGAGAAACTCGTCGGTAAATGCTGGCAGACTAACCCGGAAATTATCGAGGGTGACGACGCCGACGAAAGCGAAGATGAAACCGCTTGGGAAAGAAAAACAAAACAGGTTTTCACCAACCGTTTCTGGCGCTCGTTTGCGGACGCAGACCGCCGCCGCCTGGTGGGCAGGTATTCCGGCATTCTTCTGCACGTTCGCGACAATCAGGACTGGAATCTGCCGGTAACCAGAGGGCGAGGGCTTGAGAAAATCACCGTTGCCTGGGCTGGCTCACTCACTGTCGGCGAATGGGACACAGCTCTTAACTCGAAGACCTACGGTCAGCCTAAGATGTGGCAGTATGTCGAACGCCTCCCGAATGGTTCAACGCGCCGAGTCAATATCCATCCTGACCGGGTATTCATCCTTGGTGACTATACCGATGATGCGATCGGCTTCCTCGAACCATCCTATAACGCCTTTGTCAGCCTGGAAAAAGTTGAAGGTGGTTCTGGTGAGTCGTTCCTGAAGAACGCAGCGCGCCAGTTGGCCTTAAGCTTTGACAAAGAGATCGACTTCGGTAGCCTCGCGTCGATGTACAACGTCAGCGTTGACGAATTGCAGGACAAGTTCAACGAGGCGGCTCGCGAAATGAACCGCGGGAACGATGTGCTGCTTTCCCTGCAAGGAGCAAGCGTAACCTCGTTGGTATCGCCGGTTTCCGATCCGTCACCAACCTATGACGTTAACCTGCAAACAGCGGCGGCCGGGGTGGATATCCCGACGCGTATTCTCGTTGGCAACCAGCTGGCCGAACGATCCAGTACCGAAGACCAGAAATACTTCAATTCTCGCTGTCAGTCGCGTCGCGTAGACCTCGCTTTCGAGATAGAGGACTTCTGCGACAAGCTGATTGACCTGAATATTATCGATTCGATCAGCATGAAAACTGTTATCTGGGATGACCTGAACGAGCAGAGCGGCGTTGAAAAACTCGCTAATGCCAAGGTAATGGGTGAGGTTAACCAGGCCATGCAAGGCAGCGGAGAGAATCCTGCGTTCAGTCGCGAAGAGATTCGCACGGCCGCCGGTTACGAAAATGACGACGAGGAGCCGCTAGGAGAAGAGGATGGCAGCGAAGAAGACGAAGCCGCCGATTCTACCGCGTAACTATCAGGACCCGACCGGCGCCGATGCGCTGGAGCGGCGGGCGATGAAAGACTTCGCCAGGCGGATGAATAAAATCAGCAAGGCGTACAGATCAGCACTCGACAAAATACCTTCCTCCCTCGCAGTAAACGCCAGATACGAATACCAGTTAAACCCAACGCTACTCTCCATCATCTTGAACGATGCCGGCTACCTGGTAGACCAGGTTTTGCTTGAGGGTAACGAGTACGGCCTCTGGTTTTATGAGTATGTGGATTTGGCCGCAGAGAAAGGTACGGGGCAGTCATTTTACAACCTTAGCCAGCAGTCGCCGGTGTATGCCGCAGGGCGCGAATCTCTGGCCTCTATCCTCGCAAGTGACCCGTACCAGCAGCGTATGGCGCTGGTGCATGCGCGCGTATTTGAGGAAATGAAAGGTCTTACCGCTGAAGTTAAGCGCGATATGGCGCGGGTGCTGACGGATGGTGTTGGTCGAGGACTCAATCCCAAGGAAGTAGCCCGTAACTTGACTGAGCAGGTCGGTATCGAGAAACGACGAGCCAACCGTATAGCGCGAACCGAAGTCACCACGGCTTTACGGCGAGCTAAATGGGATGAAGACAACGAGGCGCAGGAGCTCTACGGACTGAAAACACGCCTGCTTCATATTTCAGCTCTGTCCCCGACGACTCGCCAGACGCATGCGGCAAGGCACGCTCACCTGTATACCAACGAAGAGGTTCGCGAATGGTACGCGCAGGGGGCTAACAGTATTAACTGCAAATGCACTCAACAATCTGTGCTCGTTGATGACAAGGGCGATCCGGTTTATCCGGACACCATCACCAAACTTAAACAGGAATACAAAACGATGCAGGCGCGCGGTTACGCCTGGGCGGAGAAATAACTATGCCTATGCAGGTCAATATAACCACCAAGGTGAACAGCCAGTCTATCCGGCGCGAAACATATAACGGCCGTGAGCATCTGGTGCTGCCGAGTTATACGCTTCCGGCGAACGTCGTCATGAATGGCGGTCTGTACACGCAGGAAGAAATCGACGCCCATTATCAGGGGCTTGAAGGCACCCTGGCACCGCTGGGGCATCCGCAGGTTAACGGCCAGTTTGTATCTGCCTTCTCACCGGAGGGTATTAATGCCGGCCATATCGGTGCGTGGAACCGCAATGTTAAGAAGTCCGGAAACCGTATCTATCTCGAAAAGTGGGTTGATGTTGCACGCGCTGGCGAGTCGGAAGGCGGTAAAGAACTGCTTGAGCGTGTCGCGGCTATCGAGCGCGGCGAAGACGTCCCGCCCATTCACACCAGTGTGGCGGCATTCCTCGACCAGCTCGAACCAAATGAGCAGCAGCGCGCAACAGGCGCTGATTGGGTGGCAAAAATCCACAGCATGGACCATGACGCGATTCTCCTGCATGAGGTCGGAGCGGCCACCCCTGCGCAGGGTGTTGGCCTGATGGTTAACGCTGACATGGCGAAGCCGTTAAAAGCCAATTCTGGCACGCTGATCGGAGAATCTTATCGGGAGCGCGAGCAGCGCCTCGATAGAGCTGCCAAAGCTAAGTTTGCGGCCGGCCAGGACGAATATGCCTGGGTGGCTGACTTCACTGACTCGCAAGCGGTAATCATCCGTAACGGCGGCAATGCTGAGGTGTTTGGCTACAAGTCAGAAGGCGGGATTATCACCTTCGACGATACCGGCACAGCAGTTGCGCGACAGGAGTCGTGGGTGGCTGTAGTCACTAACAAACTCAAAGCTCTATTCACACCGCAGGAACAGCCTGCACCAAACCACAAAACGGAGGGCGACATGCCTTTAACCACTGAAGAGAAACAAGAGCTGATCAGCGAAATCGGTAAAGGTCTGGCCGCCAACTTCGCAGAGGCGTTTAAGCCGCTGACTGAAAAGGTTGACGCTCTGCAGGCCAACCAGGAAAAACTCGCGGAAACCCTGACCGCCAACTCCCGCGCGGAAGAGAAAACCAAACGTGACGCAGTAGCGAAAGTTCACGGTGAGATCGTCGCGAACGCGCTGGCAGGTGAAGCCCTGGATGCGATGTTCAAATCGCTGGGTGAAGCCACTGCACTTGGTACTAATGCAGGTCAGCAGCATAAAGAAACCGGCGCGCCGGCAGCTGATGAACACTTCAAATAAGGAGCCACAATAATGGCACGTTATCGTCGCGTTAATATCGACGGTCAGTCTCTGTACAAGACCGAAACCCGAACTACTGCCGCTGCGTTGCTTCCTGGTACCGCCGCAATCATAAACTCATCTGGAAAGTTTGCGCAGGCCACCGCGCTAACCGGCCGCCTGTATATCATCGATGTAGGTTACCACCAGGGCCTGAAAATCACTGAAGCAATCCCCTCCGGGGACTCCGCAGTAGGCAACTACGTCGAAGAAGGCCGCGAACTCGCTCTGCGCTGCCTGCCCGGTGCGTATAAGAAAGACAGCCCGATCAAGCTTGGCACCGCTGGTCAATTCACCCTTGCGACATCTGACACTGACTCAGTGATCGGCTACAGCCAGGACGAATACACTATCGCTGCAAGTACCACCGATTACATCCGCGTGCGTATGCGCGTTGGTACCGTTGCCGCTGGCGCATAACAAAAGGATAACCAGATATGTATTTCTCCAAAGAGACGCTGGCGACTAACTCCCGCCTTAGTGGTCACTGGAACGAGCTGTGGGCTAACCGCAATATGTGGAACCTGCAGAACGATTCCATTATTTCGGCTAACCGCGCGATTATGACCCCGGATATGCTGGCCTGTAATGCTGTAGGTGGCTTTACTCGTGATTTCTGGGCTGAGATTGACCGTCAGGTGCTTCAGTTGCGCGACCAGGAGATTGGCATGGAGATCGTCAACGACCTGATTGGCGTTCAGACGGTGCTGCCGGTCGGTAAAACCGCCAAGCTGTATAATGTAGTTGGCGATATCGCTGACGACGTGTCGGTAAGCATCGATGGTCAGGCACCTTTCTCCTTCGACCACACAGACTACGCGAGCGACGGCGATCCGATCCCGGTATTCACCGCGGGTTACGGTGTTAACTGGCGTCATGCTGCTGGACTTAACTCTGTGGGCATTGACCTGGTTCTGGATTCACAGATGGCGAAGATGCGCAAATTCAACAAGAAGCGCGTTAACTACTACCTGAACGGCGACGCCAACATTCAGGTGCAGTCCTACCCTGCGCAAGGTATCAAGAACCACCGCAACACCAAAAAGCTGAACCTTGGCTCTGGTGCGGGCGGCGCAAACCTCGACCTGACCACCGCAACCACGACTCAGCTGTTTGAGTTCTTCGGTAAAGGTGCGTTCGGTACTCTGGCCCGCGCTAACAAAGTCGCGCAATACGATGTGATGTGGGTATCCCCGGAAATTTGGGCGAACCTCGCGCAGCCGTATGTCGTCAATGGTGTAGTCAGCGGAACCGTCCTGCAGGCTGTCCTGCCGTTCGCGCCGGTTCGTGAAGTCCGTCCTACCTTCGCCCTCAGCGGAAATGAGTTCATCGCATATGTGCGCCGTCAGGACGTCATTTCCCCGCTGGTTGGCATGGCCGTTGGCGTTGTTCCGCTGCCTCGTCCACTGCCGAACGTTAACTACAACTTCCAGATTATGTCTGCTGAAGGTCTGCAAATCACCGCAGACGAGCAAGGACTGTCTGGCGTTGTCTACGGCGCAAACCTGACGTAAGGGGATGGCATGGCTAAGTACCAGGTTGTCAGGTCGTGGCATGGCGTAATTGCCGGTCAGGTGGTTGAAATGGATGGGTTACACCCATCATTAAAACCGCACGTCATACTGATTAGCGAAGGGGAGTTAACTCCCGCGACGCCAGAGGCCAAAACAGGCCGGAAGCGCAAAGCAGAAAGCGAAGAAGAATAGCCGCGAAAGCGGTTTTTTTATGCCCTCTTCGGAGGGCTTTAAGAGGAAAGCATGATAACCACAGAACAGGCTACGCAATATCTTGAGTCAGTCGGTATCACGCTACCTGACTTCGTTCTGGCCGCGCTGGTTGAACAGGCTAATAGCATCCAGGAGTGCCTTGATGCGCATTATTCACCCGCTACCGCGTTACTGATTCAGTCCTACTTGTTGGGGTTAATGGCGCTGGGGCAGGGTGACAAGTACATATCGAGCCAGACCGCACCATCAGGAGCTTCTCGCTCATTCCGTTACCAGTCATTCTCTGACCGGTGGAAAGGCACGCTGAACCTGCTCCGTGGGCTGGACAAATACGGCTGCACAACTGCGCTTATCCCGCCAGACCCGACCAACACGGCATTTGCTGGAATCTGGATAGGTAAAGGCGGCTGCATGTGCGGGAGTAAGTGATGGCCTGGATTTCAGTGCAGCAACGATTGCCTCGCACATTCATCCGTGTATGGGTAATGACCGACACCGGGCAGCAAACGACGGCATACGTTAACGGTGCCGGGCAGTGGATGATTAACTGCCCTCGCATACAGGCTACAGGCGCGAAGGTACTGAGGTGGAAAGATGGCTGAGCGTTATGAAATCCATGCGTTTAAATGCGAAGACAACTGGTCGCTATTCATCTGGATAAATGACACTGGAGTTAAGTTTATCGGCCGTCACGCGCTGAGCTACGAGGAAGCCAAATTTGACTTTCTCAAGCAGGCAGATGCTCAGCGCCTCGCCAGCCAGTCAGGGGTTATGCGGCCTATTGTTGATTTCAAAATCACTGAAAAGGCCGAGGTCTTCACGCTATGAGCAGCGTTGCAAATTGGAGTTACACCGCGACAGCGACAATCTGGCGGCGCATACGCGATGCCGACGGTAGTGATACCGACGGCGGAGGTCAGCCATACGGATGGGAAACGCCGATCGCTATCCTCTGCGACTATCAGGGCGGGCTGTCTGCGAAAATCGGTGACCTCGGCCGGGAAATCGTGGTTAAAAACACGATATGGACTGAGCACGCAATGGCGCGGGAGGGTGATTACATCCTGATTGGTGCATCTTCAGCTAATTCGCCGCCGGATGAGGCCGACGAGATACGCCAGATTGTTCAGTTCGCTGATACGTTTGAGCGGCTGGCTGATGATTTTGCGCTGATTACTGGAGTCTGACTATGGGCGCTAAAGTTCGCGGCATCCGCCAGGCTAAGGCCAATCTCGACCGCATCATTAAGGACGTGCAGGGGCGCAAGGTGGTGCGCGCGTTGCAGTCGGCGATGCTCATCGGTAGTGCACAGGCGGCGCTCTACACTCCGATCGATACGTCGACGCTCATCAATAGCCAGTTCCGGGAAATCACGTCAAACGGCGTGCGGGTGACCGGCCGCGTTGGCTACACGGCTAACTATGCCGTATTCGTACACGATCCGGAGGTGAAGCAGACCTTCAGGCGCGCATCGGCGCGGAAAGAGTTCTTAACGAAGGGCTTCGAGGATACCCGTAGCCAGATTGACGCCGCGGTTAAGAAGGAGCTTTCGCTATGACACCTGCGATGTATATGCGCCTCAAAGACCTGTTTGTAGCCGAAGGGCTAACTTCCGGGTTTAAGGTTCAGTGGCGGATATGGCGCGATACTGGCAAGGATGCCGATCAGTTCATCGTGTTCCGGCCTTCTGGCGGTACCAATATCGAGTACGACCGCGGCGGCGACTGGTATGTAATGGTCGATGTCGTTTCATCGAAATCGAATCCTGATGCTGCTGACGCCGCGGTTAACGCCATCGTCGAATACATCAGTGCACAATCTGGCGCGGATGACTGTGTCGGCGCACTGAGCCTTGTTAGCAACGTTCCGGCGCCAATATCCACCGAAGAGGGCCGGTTAGTAACCCGGCTGCTCGTCTCATGCACATACGGCGAATAATCGCCAGAATCACCCATCAGGCTGCCATCTGGCGGCCTTTTTTATTTGAGAGGTACACATGCAGGGCTGCCAGAATGATACCGGTAAGCTGATCGGCAAAGTAGCGGTACTCCGCATGGCTATGGGCTGTGCTGATACCGTTCCGGCTCTTTCCGAATGGAAGCGCCTGGGCGCGCTAACCACGAAGGGTTTCGACTACTCCATGAATACTGTCAGCTCCGAGGCTGACGATACGAAGGGGCTGGTTGAGAACCTGGTCAACAACATGGACTTCACCATCTCTGGTGAAGGTGAATTCCGCAAACAGGACAAAACGACGGAAATCGGCGCCATTGCTATCTCGAAATATACTTTCGATGAAGTCCAGGCCGGTCGCCAGCCGACGCTCTGGGTCCGCTTCGACTTTGTGGGTGAGGATGCCGGCACCTACATCATGGGGTATTTCAACACCACCTCATGGTCTGGTGATTTCGGCACCTCTGATATTTCCACCTTCTCCGGTGAGTGGAAAGTATACGACGCTGACACTGTCGTGTTTGAAGTTGCTGGCCCGGCGCTGGCATTCACCACGAACCTGACAGCAACCAAGACAGTGGCCGCTGGCTCAGCCCTTAATATGTCGGTAGCGGTAGATGGCGGCACCTCGCCTTACACCTATGTGTGGAAGAAAGACGGCTCTGTCGTCAGCGGGCAAACAACGGCGACTTTCAACAAAGCCAGCGCTGTTTCCGGTGATGCCGGGGTTTATACCTGCGAAGTCACCGATTCTGCATCAACGCCTGTGAAAATCACGTCCGTTGCGTGCACGGTCACTATCAGTTAACCACCAGGCCATTTCGTGAATAGTACAAAGGGCGTTCTGCGCCCTTGATACTGTTTATGGAGCGACTATGACCCCTATTAAAGAATTAGGCGAATGCGTTATCGGTACCGATGACCGGGAATTCTTTTTCCGTCCGTCATTCCGGAACATGGCGCGCATTGGCGAACCAGATGAAATCGTTCAGACGTTCTATGAGCTGTGCAACGATGAAGCCACCCCGTTGATACAGCAGGCTGCTCAGGCCTATATCCTCGACCAATACAGCCGCCTCCCCGATTGTGTACTGCGATACATCCAGAGCGGGTTACTGACCCGCAAAGCCATTATGGCAGCACACGCGGTACTGACAGCGTGCTGCGACGACGATATCGGCGCTCTGGTTGGTTGGATGAAGCCGGGAAAGACCCGTAAGCGTGGCTTTGTCTGGCGCCCTGGTAGCATGCCGCCGGAGAGTATGGTCATCGTCGCGCAAAACCTGATGATGCATGGCATTGTAGGTAAAGCGAAGGTGCGCAAGCTGCAGCGCTACGAAACGAACGAAACCACCTCAGAGTTTCGCGCCGCCGACTACATCATGGCAGCACGCAACCATTTCGGCATAAGCCGGGAAGAGGCCGAAAATCTGACGATGACGGAGTTCGCTCTGATGCTCAACGCCAAATACCCGAACCAGAAAGGCTTTACCCGCGAAGAGTACGACACGGTGATGGACGAAGACGATCGCCGGTGGCAGACGATGATGCAACAGGAGCAGTCCAGGACAACCCGCACGAAGAATTAACCTCAGCACTAACCGAATATCAGCCTCGCAAACGCGGGGCTTTTTTATATCCGTTTGTTCGTGAATGGCTATTGCAGCCTCACTTCTAACGCGCCTCGCACGCGCATTTAACACAGAACCTTTCAGGATGACCCTTGAGGATGCCGGCGGCTGTCGGTGCCTTCTGTGGGCCGGTTTCCTGTGCGACAAGGTTCATCACTCAAAGGTAAACCGATATGAAATATCCAACAGTCTCAGTAAATGGCGTGTCCGTTCGTGTAGACGACGAGGGGCGCTACAACCTTAACGATCTCCATGCGGCGGCTGTAGCCAATGGCGAGGCAACGGAATCACAGAGGCCGAGTAACTTTTTAAGAAGTGCGCAAGTTAAGCGGTTTGTTTCAGCACTTAAAGCCAAAGCTCAAAAAAGAGCTTTGGAAGAAATTCAACCTCTTAAAGTAATAAAAGGCGGTTCGGAATCTGGTGCGTGGGGGGTTGAACTGCTTGCCATTCGCTATGCAGCATGGATTAAGCCCGAATTCGAAATTGAGGTGTATGAGGTATTTCGGACGGTTGTTCGTATGGGCATTGGCGCTATGTCCCGCCTGAACAAGATCGACCACATCATCAATACAGAAACAAAGGCCATCAGTCAGTGTGCAAGCCAGATGGCGAAGTGGGGAGTTGGCGGACGCAAGCAATTGCTCCATGCTGCGCGCGATCGGGCCGCTGATGAGGTTCAATTGTATTTGCCGGGCATTGCATAAATTTGGAATAGCCCACTCAGGTGGGCTTTCATTTACAACATAGATTCATTGTCCGAGTAGCTTTGAAAGCACAGCTGTGGTCCCGGCCTGCACCACACTTTCAAGGGTTTTAATCGATAATTCGCCGAGAGAGGATTTAGCTTGATCCTTCTGCTCATCGTCCATGTTAGAAATCGTGATGAGGTCTTCGAGCACTACGACAGCATCACGATGAAACTTGATAGTCTGGACATTTAGGATGGCGCCAAGCCCTCCATCATTTAACATGAAATCGACACCTTTGGCAGAGGCTGAAATTTCACCAATAATCAGGATGTCATGCATCATTGATTTGTTGTTTATGTAAATTAAATCATGCTCGAAGAGATAGTAAATATTAGCGATTAATTTTTGGATATCATCCTGAGCGCACTCCGCAACTAATGTATTGTTAAATCTTTCAGGCAGTGGAGTTGATGGATAACTATCTACGCAAGCCTGTAGTATTTCTCTCTGCAGTTTCCGGTCAAACTTTTCCATGATGAATCCTTGCGTGGGGTTTACTCACCAGCCTACCGTGATAAGGGACCGCGAAACATCCTGATAAACGATCAGGTGGTTTTGTCGTTCCCCCGCATCCCTGCTAATCTGTCGAAAACAAACCAATGGAGATAGGGATATGAGCCTTGATGGATTCTCTCGAGATAAAGTCGAATGGTTCAGGGCGTGGGTGCTCAAAAAGAACTTTTTAGAGGTGGTAGATCTTCATTGTCAACTATCTGAGGCTGTAAAAAAGCACTACCGACTACGTGCAGATCAGAAACATTTGGCTATTGCAATTAGCGCTTGTGAATACATGATTTGCATTTCTGATATTGCCATGGATGCGTTGATAGCCAAGGCGCTTTATCAAATTTATGAATATGAGCAAGTGATAGGCGATTATCCATACCCTAAAACCTTTTACCGGCCTGGCCACCATGGTTACTATCAACTCGGCGTCTTGCTTAGAAAGTGTAAGAATGTTAATCGTGAAGAACAATTAAACCGAAAGATGCGTAAAGAAGGGTGGGGAGGTGGGGAAGTTGAACTGTCCCAACTGACAGGAAGTAGTTTTATGGGTTTGAAAATAGGGTAATTACATGAAAAAATTAGCTTTAGGTTTGATGTTAACGGTTTCTTTTGGCGCTGCTTCAGCCACTACAATTTCCATCCCGACCGATTCGAAAGCCAAATACACCATCATTGATAAAAGCTTAAATGGCTCCATGGCAACTATCACGACCATGAGAGAGGGGCCGTCAGGGACATCCTACTCACAGCGCTTGTATGACTGCACATCGTGGACGGTGAAGTATCTTGGTGATGGAGACACGCTGGAACAAATGAAAGCATCCAAGCCTGACGAAGGCATGTCTCCAATAGTTGATAATTCAATAGCGTATTATATAGGCCAACGGGCCTGTAAATAACCAAACCCGCTTCGGCGGGTTTTTTTATGCCCGGAGTATGCGATGGCAGAAAAAGCAGGTGAAATTTATTATGACATTGAGGCTAACGTATCCGGCCTGATCCAGGCGCAGCAGCAAGTTAATAAGCGCCTTGACCAAATGGACGCCAAGTTTGAGCAATCATCACGATCTGCCGGGCGCTTCGAAGGTGCTTTGAATAAAGTTGGCGTTGCTATTGCAGCGGCTTTCACCATCGATGCAGCGAAGAAACTTATCGCTATCGGCGACGAAATGGTTACGCTACAGGCGAGGATAGCCAGGCTAAGTCCCAGCATCGACGTGGCCAAAGAAACACTTTCCTCCCTGTCTGCAATCGCGTCTCAAACCGGTAATAGCCTGTCAGAAACTGAGAGGTTATGGGAATCACTGACGACAGCGTTAAAGGAGACTGGAGCAACTAACTCGCAGATACTCGGGTTGACATCGACACTGCAAAAAATTGGCACTATCGGTGGATCTTCTACTGAGGAAATGGCTAACGCACTACGGCAGTTTGGACAGTCCATTTCTGGCGGTATTGTACGTGCTGAAGAGTTCAACTCTATTCTTGAGCAAATGCCAGAGCTTGCGCGGCAGATTGCAGCGGGGCTGGGGATATCAATCGGCGATCTGCGCAAGAGAATGCTGGAAGGTAAACTGACCGCTCAGGATGCCCTGAACGCCATTCAGCGCCAGTCTCAGTCGGTCAACGAAGAGTTCGATAAAATGCCGGTCAGCATTGATCGTGCAAAGAACAGCCTTGATGTAGCCTTCAAAAATGCCATTAACGACCTTAACCAAGCAATAGGCCTGACTACGACGCTTGCAGGATTAATGCAGAGCGTTGCGGACAACCTCAATTACTACAACAACAATGTTGGTGATTCTTCAAGAATGCCGAAGCTGATCAAGCTCCAGCAGGATTTGAACAATGAGTTGAAAGAAGGTCAGAGATGGTATGAAACAGACTCAGTTTTTCAGGCCAGAAGAGCGCAAGCAGCAGTGCAGCTGAAGCAGATCGAGGGGGAAATAGCCCATATTCGAGCAAAGGCTCAGAAGGACGCTGGAAGCAACCAGTTTAATGCGCCGCCGACCAAAGGCGATGACGCCGCAACCAAGAAACTTGTTCAAAACTCTGAACGCCGGCTTTCGCTAGCCAAACTTGAAGGCGAGGCGCGAGCCAGGCTTCAGGCCCAATATGATGCTGCTGATGCTGGGGTGACTGATCCGAAGCGGATTAAAGCCTTGCAGGATGAATACGCTGAAACCTACCGGGTTACAGAGGCTCGGAAGGAAAGCAACAAGATGGGCAAGCAATCAGCCTCTTCCGCTGAGTCTATAGCGCAGAAACTCGAAAATCTACGCCAGCAGTCAGAGCTTGCAGCCAGTTCAACGCAGGAGCTTAGCCGGGAACAGGCGATATTACGCGCGCAACAGTCACTCGGAAGCGTAGCCACTCAGGCGCAAATTCAGGAAGCAGGGCAATACGCCGCTAAAGCATGGGATGCTGCAGCAGCGGCAAGAGGTGTTACGGAAGCCCTCAAGGCTATACCGGATCAGGCGGAGAATAAATCCTACACCGAATCCATGCAGAACCTGAAAGCGGCACTGAATGCCGGAAAGATTGACCTGCAGGAGTACAACGCAGCTACTGAGCAGATGGAGCAACAGCACCAGGCTAATCTGGCTAAGATACGCGCCCAGCAGGTGGTTAACCCAACACAGCAGGCAGTGGCTGAGGTTGACCCGGTACAGCAACTGGCTAATCAACACGCTCAGGAACTGGCGCTTATCCAGCAGTTCGAGCAGCAGGGCGTATTAGCACATCAAAACGCGCTGGCGCTAAAAAATGCAGCTGACATGCAGTATGAAAAGGCTAGGACTGATGCGCAATGGGCTCTGTTCACTCAGCAGAGCGTGGGCTATGAGGCGCTGGGCGCCGCCGTCGACGCATTTGGCAATCAGGCATCCAATGCGTTAACGGGCGTGATAACGGGCAGTATGTCTGCAAATGATGCCCTTAGCTCAATCGGAAGTACCATTCTGAATGATGTTATCAACACGTTCGTTCAGATGGGATTACAGCAGGCCAAATCTGCGATTATGGGGGCAAGCGTGCAGCAAGCCACCATTGCAGCCACTACGGCAACGCAAGTTGGCGCACTTGCCACTACCACCGCAGCGAGTACAGCCTCTGCCGGCACGACGATGGCGGCATGGCTACCGGCCGCGCTGGTCGCTTCTGTGGGTTCGTTTGGTGCCGCAGCTATTATCGGCGGTGCCGCGCTGGTTGGAGCGTTTGCGCTATCTAAGACACTTTCAAGCGGTAGAAAGAACGGAGGCCCAGTATCTGCGGGGAGTGTTTATCCTGTTGGGGAGGGGAACCTACCTGAATTCATGCAGACCAGTAAGGGCCTGTTCATGATTCCAGGTGATGATGGGAGAGTGTTTAGCAACAAGGATGTGACAAGCGGATCGCCGAGCATCAAGAAGGCCTCAACCGGTAGCGAATACCTTAGCCAGGCCAGCGGCGGCAGCGGTTCATCTGGTTCGCAAACGTCGAAATCCATATCGGTCAATGTCCAGTTCTATGACCAGAGCAGCAGCGGACAGCACTCATTTGAGGCTCAGGCGATGCAGCAGGGGAATGTTCTCACGGTTGATGCATTCCTCAGAGACCTGGACAGCGCTGGCCCGATGGCATCGGGTATGGAGTCCACCTACGGCCTCCGCCGGCAAGCATCAGGCGACTACTAAACCAACCCGCTTCGGCGGGTTTTTTATTGCCCGGAGGAAACGTGGCAACAGTTTCATACCCGGATATGCTGCCGCTTCCTCAGCGCGCAGACCAGAACATGACGCAGGATACTGCGTGGCAGACAACGCAGCCGGCGGTTGGGCCCGCTATCTTCACGCCGCTAACCACCGACCTTAAATCGACCTGGTCTCTGCAGTGGAAATTCACGTTGCAGCAGGCCGAGCGCTTTAAATCGTGGCTACGATCGCCGACGTACTGCGATTGCGGGCGTAACTGGTTCCAGATGCCGATCGACCTCGGCGATACGCTGGGCGTGCAGCTGCAGACCCTGCATTTCATCAGTATGCCGGTACAGACCAGCAAAAACGGAAACATTGTCACCTGGACTGCCAGCGTCATCTGTAACGGTATCGAGGACATCACCGAGGATTACGACGACTGGATAGTAGAGGCGCCAGAGAACTACGGCTACTGGCTGGATTATCTGGTGACATCCGTTATGCCGAGGGCCGAATAATGCCGACATTGAGAGAATGGAAAGAGCGCAGGCCGGCGAGCGACATTAAACAGACCATCGAGTTTTATCACCCGGCGTTCGGCTATTACCGGGTGGTCAATAAGCTGTTTCGTGAAGCGACGTTCGGCGGGAACGTTTACCAGCCCGCGGCATTCGACATCACCGAGCCCACACAGAACGGATCGGCCATCATCACAATGGCTATCACGTTCCTGCAGGGCGCCGAGGACGTCAGGAACACGCTGAAGAACTGGACGGGTGCCGGGCGCATGACGCCCATTACCTGCAAATACCAGCAATGGAATGCGATCGGTGACGCTACGCCTATGAAGACCTGGTCGCTGTTTGTGAAAGACGTCGGTGCCGACGGCAGCAACGTCACCGTGAACTCTGGCAAGACCAACCCGCTCACGCTGGCCAACCCCATCATTTACACCACGAAAGACTATCCCGGACTGATCAACATATGAATCAGAGCGACTTTATCGGGCTTGTTAACGGCAAGCCCTGGGCTAACCGCGCCTGCACCTTTGATGAGGTGGATTGCTGGGGTCTGGTAGTGCTGTATTACCGGCACGTGCTAGGCCTTGAACTTCATCACGTCGCCGGCTACGAATCAGGCGCGAACTTCATCAGCTGCTACGAAGAAGAGGCAAACCACTGGCGCAAGGTGCCCGCCCCGGTTTCTGGTTGCCTGGCTGTGTTCTATTACGGCAATCAGCCGGCGCACGTCGGCGTGATGATTAATCCGGGGAAGTGCCTGCACTCCCGCGGCGAGTTCGGTTTTGTCCGCACGGACAGTGCCGTCATTCTTCAGAAAATCTATAACAAAGTGGAGTATCTGGTGCATGGTTCGATATGAGCTTCAGCGCCTTCCTGGCGCACCTAAGCAGCGCGGGACCACTGAAGCCGGTACGACTCTCATAACGCTTCTCGACTCGCTGAGGCTGCATAATGACGTCGTGGTTAAGCTCAATGGTCGCAAGCTGGCGGATGACTTCGATCTGGGCTATCGGCTGCGCGCTGGCGACGTCATTGCGATATTTGACCAGCCACAGGGCGGCGGCCTGATTAAGACGCTACTTAACCCTATTGAGCACCTGAATCCGATCCGGTTCACCAAGAAGGTGCTGGCGGGAATCACAGGGCAACAGACTGCATCATCACCCTCGATTTCAACCGGCGAGTCTCCGAATAACGACGCAACAGGGCAAACTAACCGGGCGCGGCTCTACAAGGGGCGTCCGAATATTTACGGTCAGTGCCGCGTCTTTCCGGACCTGATTCAGCAGGCGCTGTTTGAGTTTATCGACAACAACAAATACATCACTGAGTGGTTTGAAGTCGGGTACGGGAAATACACCATCTCATCGGTGCGTTACTCAGAATCGAATCTCGGCAGCCTGGCCGGTGCCAGCTACCAGATATTTGACCCGGGCGTGACGATCGGGAGTATCGATGTCGGGTATCAGTTTGACGACGTCGATAACGAAGAAGTCCCCGGCCTGAACGAGAGCGAGGATTTTCCGGCGCAGACTGCGACGACTTCAGCGCCGACGGCAATGGCGATCGAGAGCAATCAGCTCAAAGCGACGGTGCTCTCTAACGATGACAACTTCACATACTTCGCTGCGCTGGCCGTTCCGCACCCGGTGACGTTCGTTATCAATGCCACCTGGAACGCCGGCGGCAGCCCGGTAACCCGTAATGTGACCGGCAGCGGAAACATTGTTTATTCGGAAAACTTCATCGGGACGGATACCCTTTCATATACCACGTTTTATCTTGGCGATATGACCGGGGAGATCACCACGCTGCCGGCTGACGCAACCATCAACCTGACGCTGTTCACTCTGAACGACCAGACGCCGCTGGTGATTGGCCCATCTGTATCTCCGATTGAGTCATCGCAGGTCTGGGTGCATGTCATGGTTCAGTTGGGAGCAACTGCCGGCACGTCACGGTACCGGATCAGGTTCTGGAAGGTTGACGACAGCAACAATCAAATACCCGGAACGCCCGAGCAGTACGATTACTTCTTCGATAACGACTTTCAGGTAACAACCCGGTATTTTCGCACCTCACACAAATACACGCCGGCCGCCGGCGCCGGGCGTTACGCGGTGACAATTGAGCGTCTGGATAACAGCAACGATGGAAACGTCGTCACGCTGATGGCGATTCACGCGGTCAACACGCGTGAAAACGTGGTTTATCCAGATGACACTATCGCGAAGGTCACTATCAAAGGGCCGAACAACAGCAACAGCAACCGCGAGCAGAAATACAATATGCTCGCCCAGCGCCATACCATCAGTTATGACCGCGCAACCGGTCAGATTGACTATACGCTGCGTCCGAGCCGTTCGTTTGCTGACGCGGTTCTGCACGAGTGGATAGTCATCGGTAAGCAGGACGTTTCGAGCATCGATGTAGCGACTCTGTACGCCATTGCTGACTCGATAACCGTTCCGGAACTGAGTTACTTCGATTACACCTTCTCGGATGAAAAGCTCTCCCTTGGGGAGCGAATCAAAACCATCTGCAATGTGGCCCGCGTAGACGGGAACAATATCGGCGATGTACTGACGTTCTGGCGTGATGAGAAAGTGGCGAATCCGGATGCTGTTTTTGCGCGCTCAAACATGTTCTGGGACGAGTATAAGGTCACATGGACTATGTCACTGCCGGGCGGCTATGACGGCGTCACGTTGGATTATGTCGACCCGCTCACCAATAAAAAGTCGTACATCTATCTGCAGATTGACCAGAGTGGCATCGTCGAGGTCGGGGACGCGACCATTAACGCGCTGCAGATCAGTCTTGACGGCTGTCGTAATAAAACGCAGGCGGAGGACCGGGCATGGTTGGAATCGCGCCGTGTTCTTCTATCGCGCGTCGGTATGACGGTTAAAGTTCTGGAATCAACTCAGGTAATCCGCGGCGCAGTGGTGCAATGCCCGGACATGTACGACAACAAGCAGCAGAACGGCTATATCACCGCCCGCAGCGGGGATGTGTTTTCGACGTCAGAACGTATCGACTTCTCTCTCGGCGATATGTGGGTGGTGATGACGGATAGCCTCGGTAATTATCGCGGGCGCTGGCGAGCATACCCCGCAGCCGGAAGGCCTAAAGCGTTTCAGGCTGCAGCTGACGCATTCGACCTGAACATTTACGACCGCACGATGGTGCAGAACGCAAGCCGGTATTTCATCGCCACCGATACAGAACTCAACGCCACCATCTGGCGTGTCGAAACAGCCAAACCAAATGGCGACGACACCCAGACATTAACCCTCTCTGAATATTCAGACTCGATTTATCCGTAACGCACAGCAGTAATATCCAACCTTCGCGCACACCAGCAGATTAATTTCTGAGGGTTTCGTGCGCCATTTATAGGGCGACAAGCACAATGGCAGAAGTTCCACTCCCGACACCTACGCAGGCTCCTGTCCCGAGCACCGATATCCGTAACGCGGTATTTGCTGGCGCTAAGCTTGACGAAGAGGTTACTGGCTCTGGTGAATTCTATACGGATCGCCTTGGCATTAAACGCCTGACCAATACGGGGCGAAATAACCAGTTCAATGCTGCGCAGCAAGAAAGGGCCGACCAGTTCCAGCAGTTCCTCCTTTCGTCCGGATACGTTTTTCTTGGAAACTACGAAGAGGGGCCGTTCCAGTTTGGCGCCCGTAACCAGTATATCCGGTATGATAACCAGTATTACCGTCTCAATGCTGCTACTGATGTCGGTTTTACAACTACCGGCACTACAGCGGCCAGCTTCGCAAACGACGTCACTCATTTCGTTCTGATGGATGGCGATACGCTTCGCCAAAACCTGCGTTCAGGCGAAGAGGGTATGGGCGATGCCCTGATGACCGTTAAGCAGCCTTTTTCTGGCGCAACTTCGCGCTCTCAGCACGATAAAAATGCTGAGTTTGTCAGCGTTATGGATTTCTCAGTCGATGGGATGTACGGAAGGG